CAGGACTTGATCGAGACCACCATGGCAAAGGTGTACCACAGCAGCCTCTCCTGTATTAAACAACCTTGTTGTTTCCAAAGAGGGAAACATTCCAAACAACTTTGTGAATGTTTCGTTTCTGAAAACCGTGTGGTTTATTCCCGGGAAATCTCAGGCTCTTTATATAAACTTTTCGAATTTGCTTCCTTGGAAGGATTGCGATTCGAGTGTTTAAAGAGTTTTAGAGATTTGTCGTTAGAGTTAGAATCAGCCTATCTTCCTTATATAGATACTGCTGATATTGAGGGTTATCATAATCGTTCTTGGATTCCTTATTATTTTGATCTAATTAAGAAAGAATCAGACGATTATTTAAGTCGACTTCGAGAGTTTTGTTCTATATTTTGTATAGAACTTTCCAAAGAAGATGAGAGGGAAACTTATGATTCTCTTCTCATTTGTTCCTTCTTTGGAATAATTTCAAAGGTCTTTAAATATGAGATTAATGTTTTATTTAATAAGTTTATCGGTGAGGATTGTTTCCCGGAGAATCCTTTTCTCCACTCTGAAACAATCTTCCCGAAAAGCTTACGAATTCACATTCGTCGCCTGTCCATGTCTTATGGCTCAGGTGCTCATCGTTTAAGGTCCCTTGCAACTATGAACTCTCTTTTCCAAGGTTTAAAGAAAGGAATGGTCCCAATAAGACCAGACCAAGTTGATGCTAGCTTGTTAAAACATAAAAAATCTTTAACAAGCCCTCCGGCTCCCCTAACCGATCTCTTTAAGTTTTTTTGTAGAGATAGGCTCCGGTCCCACTACTCTTCTGTAGTGGTTCCGAAATGGGTGAGTTCGAAACCAGGCTATGGAATGATTTCGTCTAAATCAACTGTGGAATGCTCTCTTTCTGAGGGCGGCCAAATTGGTTTAGCCGTTCGATCTCTTCGATCGAATCGGTACGATATTTCTATCTTTGATAGATCTAAAGTATTTCTTCCATATGCTCCTGTTTTCTTAGGGGTTTCAACTTGTGTTTGTAGATTTGTTAACAAATCCGGTCTTACTGAGAGGACTTTGAGTTTTTCAAAATCCTCTTCCTTCTTTTATGGGGAGTTCTCTGATTCTGAAATAATCGAAGAACTTAAGACACTCCAATCCTTGGGTTTTCTTCATTCGGGCCTCGTACAACCTAGTGTTGTTTTGGAGCCCTTAAAGGGTCGTATCATCACAAAGCCTTCCTCCGGTGATTATTTGGATTTATGTTCTATCCAAAAGTATCTATGGAGAAAGCTTCAACTTCTCCCATCCTTTTGTTTGATTGGACGGGAAGTTTCTTTAGAAGATATTTATTATATCTCTAGAGACTATGTTGAAGGGGAGCTTTTTTGCTCTGGTGATTATGATGGTGCAACGGATAATCTAAGCTCGGAACTTTCTGAGCTAATTTTATCTTTCCTTTTCTCTAAATACTCTCGTGAGTTTTTAGCTCGTCTCATTCGAACCTTTACTAGAACAGATATTGATTATCGGCTTTGTACCGTTAATCAATCTGATACAGATTGGTTTTTAAATGAAATGAGTTCTAACGAACTTGGTATTCAGAGACAGAAGAATGGTCAACTTATGGGTCATGTTTTATCTTTTATTGTTCTCTGCATAGCAAATGAACTTACATACTCCTATTCTTTCTGGTTATTAGATCTAGATAAACCAGAATATTTTAGGAGACCTCCTCCTCCTGTCCTTATAAACGGAGACGATATTTTATTCAAGTCTGATCGAAAATCTATCGATCATTGGATGAAAGTTATCCGATCCGTGGGATTCTTTCCTTCCGTAGGGAAGAATCTTGTGGTCAAGGATATCTGCCAAATTAATTCTGTTTTGTTTAAGATCGATTATGATCTTTTATATAACAATCACGAATATATTCGACGGATCCAGCATGTTCCCTTTTTAAATTTTGGGATATTGACTGGTAGAGGAAAGGGCAAAGAGTCCGAGAAATCTCGCCAATCTCTTCCTGAGATAGCTAGATTCAATGAAGATCTTTGTAATGTTTTGCCATGTTTTTGGGCCGATATGAGAACTATTTCCTATATGTCAAACTATGTGTCAATCTTTGATTGTTTTAAAATTTATTATAACAATCATCCTTGTTTGCATAGTTTTTTCTCTTTAGATATCTTATGGAATCTACCTGAGAACTTTTTAATCGATACTGTACGAAGTCATTCGGACAGATCTGATATAAGTTCTCTTGGTAATTTCCGAGATACATCGGAGAAATCCCTAGATCTACTAGGGGCATGTAAGAGGTTTGAAAAGATAATTCATTATTTCCCTCATGGTCTAACTCCTATTAGTGGTCAACTTGGCAAAGTTAGCCACCAGGAAAAAACCATTTTTGGTTTTCAGGGATAACAGATTTCTGGCTGTTATGTCCAGTGAAATGATTGAAGAGCGGAAGGGACATGTCGTTAGAGACTTAGTCCTCGCCTTCCACTGGATCCGAGTATTGCATTCTACGGACCCTAATGAAAGGTTCAATCCTTTCTCTTTGCTTATAGGTATGGAAAACGATCTAGCTCATGTTGGGTTGTTCCATTAACAGAGACAACTCAACTTTATTGAGCTGGTATAACTTCACTAGATGAGTTTTG